GTCACGAAACTCGTCATTGTACTTAATGCGCTCTAGTGCGCCAATCTGATTTACAGACATGATCTATCGTTCCCATATTTGGGTTGAAACAAAGGAAGCGATGCGGTCTGCTTACGGGTAAGCCCTTACGGGGGGCGCGAGCGGTCCTTGCTGAATACGCGGGGCCGTTTCCGGGTACGCCGCGCGGTCTCGGTGTCCGCCTATCGCTAGTGCGACGGAACTCTGACCTGTGAACAGATTGGCTAAGCCGCTCTGCTCGAAACCTTTTGTTGCCGTGCCATGAGTTGCTCAAGGCGGCCTCCACGCTGGGAAGCCTCGGCATATTGTTTTTGCTCGGCAGGCGTACCGCGACGCCAGCCTTTAATCTTATCAATCTCGGTCTGTAGAGCGTCACCCTTCAAGCCTTCGCCCGTAAGCGCTTGCAAGAAGTTCGGGTCTTCGCTCGTTGCCCGGCCCGCTGAAGTCATCGCGCGGACAAAAGCCTCATTATCACCAAGCTTCGTGCCATCAGCGCCGACCCAATCCAGAATTTCTTGGGCGTTCTCGACATTGAAGTAAGATTGGATTGCCGAATTGGCGTAACCCATATTGATCTTGTATTCTGAACCCCAATCATTCTTGAGGTTCGTTTCGGTCGTCTGTTTAGCAACAGCGGCTTGAGCAGCCATTTGAGAGGCTTGCTCCTCCATCATGCCGTAATAAACCTCATGCGCGAGGTTTGCCATTTGCGGCGTCGCAGCCATACCGCCCATGCCGTGAAGCTTTGCGACAACACCTTGGAGAACAGCCTTGTCGGCCTCACCAACCTCTAAGCCTTCAGGTGGCTCAACCGAAATCTCATAGCCATCAGGCGCATCAGGAACACCGAGCGTCTTGTTGAACTCGGCCATTTCTTCTGGCGTCGCGTCTTCGCCGGGGAGCTTAATGCGCCCACTGTCACGAAGCGCGGCCTGCGTGTCACGGAAGGCTTTGTCATATGCCGCAGGATCAGAGAACCGCTCTAGGGCTTTCAGGCGCTTTTCATCGCCGCCCGCAAGCTGTTCGCGCCAGTCGCCACCTGTTGGGGCCGGATCGGCGGCAGGTTCAGCAGGTGTTGCAGGTGTAGGGTCAGCGCTTACAGCAGGCTCAACAGCCGCAGGCGCGGGATCAGCGCTTGGTGTCGCTGGCGTTGGGTCTGCTGCTACTGGTTCTGCTACGGCTGCTTCACTCATCTTCTACCTTTTCAGCCCGGAATATCGGGACATTGCCTAACTCAAGCATCACAATACCCACCCAGCGTTTACCAGAGAGGAACCCGCTATCATGCTCGCTCAGGCCCGCTGGAGGGCGCGCAGCAACACGGCATAGATCACCCGTCAGAAAGCGCATGGCGGCGCGTTGCTGTCCCGGTGTCGCGTCACCACGCATCAAAGCAGAAAGCGCTTGCTGCAATGCCCGCTCAACAGGTGGGTGCTCATCAATCTTTAAAGGCTTGGCTGACGGCATTAGGCTTGCTCACCCATGACTTGCGCCACTTGGCGTAGGTTTTCAGGATTAGCATTGGCCGCTGTCTTACCCAGCTCCATAGCTTGTGCTTCAGCCTCGGCCTGAGCCGCTGCCTCTGCATCTGCTTGGCGCTGTGCATCACGATCCTCTGTGCGCTTTAGCCAGTCAGCCGGAGCCATACCTTCAAAGGCGTCACGCAAGGCTGCATCAAAGTCCACATTGTCAATCGCAGCAATCGCGCGCGTGTCTTGCGTTGCAATCAATGCCTGAACACGTTGAGCCACCTGATCGAACTGGGCGACCTTCATCTTTTTCAGAGCATCAGATAGCGGGGTCTCGAACTCAAACGTAATGTCTGCGCCCTGTAGTGACTCAGGCAATCCCTCAATCATGCCATCTTCCATGACACGGCCAAACGCACCCTTAGCCATAGCGCGCTCAAACACGCTGTTCATCAGATCAGCGTTCTCGGCCTCCATTGGCTCGAAGATTGGCGCGGCCTCACGAGAATACATCTCGATACGCTCAGACACCTCATAGGCTGTCATCTCGCCTTCAGGCAGCTTTAGAAGGTTTTGGAAGAATGCACGGCCAAGCGTCTCTTGCAGATCGCGCTTAAACTCCATCGCATAGCGTGGCTCACCAATCTCCATGCTCTTGATTGGGTCGCCTTTTGATAAGTCATACTCATCATCAATTGCGGTCATGCCGCCAGCGCGAAGCTCCATCGGCCCTTCAATTGCCCCAGCCATATAATACTTTGGCGGATCAACACGCATCTCAATGCCGGATAGCAACGCCTCTTGAGTAACATTTAGGGTGCGAGAATCTGCTAGCGCTACACTCGTACAAGGTGAGCGCGCATAGTCCTCGCCGCTGACGTGCATCCATTCGCGGACAGTAAACGGGAAGGACAGGAAAAAGCCTTCGCCAAGTGTCGCTTCTTCGCGTGTATCGCAGGCAACATAGAGGGCGGAGAACCGTGCGCTCTTAATGCGCCGCTCATCAGGCCCGTATTCACTTTCATCGACTGGCAGAACGCACCGCATTAGGGTGTGCTTTTCTTCGGGATGATCAGTGAAGCGGTCGCGCCACTCTTTCGGCAAACGCTCCAGGCCAAACATCGACGCCATCTGACGAAGCGAAAGCTTCATCTTCTGGTACATCGTATCGACAACACCCTCAGCATTGCGCGTGTAAGCGCAGTCGCGGGGATGAAGGCACTGGAACAGGATGCCTGTCTGATTTGCATTGTAGGGGTGAGCAATTACGGCATGACCGAATGTAACATAGTCATGATCACTTGCGCCTAGCGCCTTGGTAAATCGGGCGGCTGGCGAGTAAACGATATTACGCATTGTCTTACTGGTTTGCTCGCACCAGCGTTTTGCGTCATCATCTTCCATGATGCGATCAGGACGCGCGGCAGCACGGAACCAGTCCCTACCGCGTGGCCGTATCATCGCACCGAGATTGTTGGCCATGTCCCTGCGAAGCAGTTGCGGCTCAATCGTATAGATACCCTCATACCGCTCATCAGCAGCAGAGTATGTCATGGTGAAGTCAGCGCGCTCAGGATAGAATATCTCGGCTTGCGCCTGCCATAGCGGCAAGAACACAGCCTGATCAGCAAAGGCTTTATCGCCAAGCTTCTTGGCTTTCTGTCCACGCTGATTCAAGCCCTGCGTACGAGGCGCTACCATGTTATCGTAAGCCATTATCCGCCCAGCAATGTAGAGCTTGACGTGGACGGTGCAGCATAATCACCATCACCAAGCGAGCCTGAAAGCATCGTTGATGACCGCCCCTTGTTCTTGCGCCCCTTGCGAGCAGCTTCAACCTCAGCCTGACGCACCGACGGGTCAGTCTCAGTTGGAATAGCCTTTGGCGGAGGTGGCGGCGGAGGTGGCGGCGGAAGCTTTGGCGTCTTAAACATAGTGAAACCCTATCTCTTGCCGATGATGCTAGACCTGCCCCTGTTAATCACGAGGGGAGAGCCGCGACCGCGACGGTTAGAGACGTGGCTTTCACGCTTCTCGCGAGCAATCACATCAGGCTCAGCCCACGCAAAGAAGAACCCCCAAGCCAAATCAGGTGAGCGGCCTATGCGCTTTGTAATTTCATCATTGCCCTCAATGGCGATAATTGCCCGGCTTTCGCTATGCGCCTTCTCTCGGAACGAGGTCAGTTCCATCAGGATTTCACGGCCCGGAGGTAAAGCAATGTTGTCCCCGCGCTCAGGATCAAGCGCCTCGCGAAAACGCCAGATGTATTCTGCGCGCTTGTTTGCAAAGCCTCGAACCTTATCGCGGTCCATCGCTATTGATTTGAACGCACCCTTGCAGCGCCTCACATTGAAGTTGTTGCTTTCCAGCATGTCAGCGACGCCGCCGCCATAGCCACCGCCGCAGTCAATGTTTATCTGCGGATCATCCTTAGCAATACCAAGGATCATAGCGCCCTTAGATTCCGTCGATGAGACCTCTATTCCGGGCTTCGTTACAGGCTCACCAAACACAACTCCGTGCAAAGGCACGCAAACCATCCGGTCCTTACCGCCGTCCGCAATATCCGCGCCGAGCGCAGTCATGGGCGTGGTCTTTAGCTTCACCTTCTGGAGCACCCAGCGCTGCTGCGCCTGAAGCACCCAATCAGTCGGAATAACTTGGCGCTCGGCATCCTCTAGTGTTGTGGTGAACTTGCCCTCAAGCATAGCCTCGCGCAAATGCTTAGGAAGCGCCGCCAATTGGCTAGCATACCCTGTATCGAGAAGGTCTGGATTATCGGACAAGCTGGCAGGTATGAAGGTTCGAGACTTGGGCTTGATGATTAACTCTTGACCACTGGCGTCAAGAATAACCGCCTCATAGTCCTGATCGACTTCAAGCGTATGGCCGTTGACCTCTGCAAACCAGCGCAGTTCACCCGGCTTAGCGGGATTAGGATGCTCAGGATCCAACCAAGGCGCGAACCATTCAAATATCCACAAGCCTTCAGGCGTGACAGGTGGATTTGAGCCAAGGATCGCACGGCAACGCTGACCCTCAACTGTGGTACGGTTCCAACCAAGGAGGAAGCGGATAAGATGCTCAAGAAACTGAACAGCCTCATCAAACGCCAACAAGTCAGCAGCACGCCCCTGATAGTCTGACGCCTCTTTGTCGGTCTCGAACGCGCCGAACTCAACGTTGCGCTGAATACCGCTTGTTAGAAGTGAGGGAATACGCCAGACGTGCTTTTGACTATTGTAGCCCTTGTAGCTTGGAATCTCCAAGTTAAGCGCCCGGCCAATCACTTCAGCCATGGCAGGCGCAAGACCGCCCTCACCATCAATGTCCTTGAACTGGCGACGGAACAGGCGGCTAACGCGATGCTCGTTGACAGCCAATCCAATCATAAGCTGAGACTTGCCGCCACCAGCAGAGCCGCCATAGTAGAGAAGATCAGCGGGAGAAAAGTAAGCGTCAGTTTGCGGGCCGGGATTGGGCTTCCAAAGAAAGCCTGCATTTTCCTCGCGCGCGGTCTCGATGACTTGCTGACGTTCTTCTGCGGGCATCTTCTCTAAGAGCGCGCACATCTCATCAAGCGTCATTTACCTTCGACACTCTCAACGGCACGGCGCATCAGGAAGGCAACATCACGGGCAGCAGAACGAATATCCTGAGACACCCCAGCATCAGCGTCGGAGTCATCCGCGCCCTTCTTGCCGTCAAACATCTCGAAATACTTGGCCATGCTATCAAGCGCACCCTTCTTGTCCCATAGCTTGAACTTGTGGACATACTCGACAGGCTTGCCTTCATCAGTATGACGCGCAACAACCTCTAATCCTGAAATCGCGCCCGCTGTCTCATCGTCCCAGTATTGCGGATCAATAAGGGTTCCCTCAGAGGTCAACACCTTGCGCAAGTCAGAGAAGCCAATCTTAGCATATTCAGCCAGTACGCGCTCAGGTGTAATGCCCGCATCCTTGGCAAGCTTATCACGTCTTTCGGCTATCGCCTCTTGGATATGTAGTTTTCCCAAGTTTTGCGATGCGATGTTAGCAGCGGTCTTTTTGCTATACCCAGCACGTATCGCCGCCTGCGTTCCATTCAGATCAATCAAGAACTCGTCAGCAAACTTGTCCTCTTTTGCGGTGAGCTTCTTCTTAACCTTACCCGTCAATGCAGTGACCCGTATGGGTTCGCGCTTGGACGCTTTAGCGCAGAGCTGGTAAGCAGGGTTCCGTATGCGGCTAGCATTCTCAGCCCATCCACCACATCAAAGCTCAACCATTCCTCTGCAAAGGCATCCCACATCCACTGAGGGGAGTCAGGAGCGCAAACGCCTGATATGCCGTCTGTGTGTAAATCGATCATGCCGCCTCCATTACGGCAATAGGCTTGCCGAACTTGCTATGTAGCCACACGGCCATCTCATCAGAGAGAACCATGCCGCCGGGGTTAATGCGATGTATTGGGGGAGATAGACCTTCGTCTCTTGCCCACCTGCGTATGCGGCTTGAGAACTGGCGGATCATTTCAGGTGACACCGCGTCTTTATCAGTCACGTAGAGGCGCTCCCACGCGCAATCATAAAGCTCGCAAATGTCTTCTCCCGTACGGACGCGGGGGTAACTCTCCATCAGAATAGATAGGAACACCGCTTTCCACATGGGGAAGTCTAGCCTATGGGAGACCTGCAAACAGAGTTCGACACCAGATAAGCGTCGCACCTGAGCCTCTAATTCTTCAAAGTGGGAAGGGCGTTGACTAGCCAAGTCAACTATTTTTGCGCGCTCATCATGGCGCTGCATGGCCCTATGTATGCCGCCCTTGTCGCGGTTAAAGAGACTGCCAATGCGCGCTGCGCCCCAGCCCTTCTCATCCCGCAATGCGACATAAGACAAAACCCGCAGCCGATCTAATTCAGGCACACGGGTTCTGGCAAACAAATCTTCTTTTGAGAAACCCTTGGTCTGGGCTATGGCGGTGACAATCGCATATGCTGAACGTCGCTGCATGATACCTCGCTTATGAGAACTCAGTGCCGTCATTCACCCTCTGATAAGAAGTGAAACTTGAGGCGACTTCCAATTGAGCGCGGCGCACTTCGACCTTATCACCATCAGCAGCGCCCGCAGCGTTTGTCCGGCGCACACGTACGCGCCAGTTATCCGCTAGAGCCTGATCGCCCGTGCGCGTCACTGAAAAGCGCTGAAACGTACCGTTAAGACCAGTAAGCGCCTGATTTGTTCCTGACAAAAGAGTACCGCCCCACAGTTCTATCCCATTGTCTTTGAGTATACTTACCCGACATTTCTCATTCGCTCTACCAAACGATCTGCCCTCTTGGTTACTTGACGATACCACTGGCTGTCAACCATTTCATCTGCTGCTGCGTTCCAATCTCTTGCATCCACACCACGTTTCATTCCCTTGAACTTGGATAAGCGAGGCCTCCCCATATTAAACATCATATTTGCGATTATTCTTTGAGCTTCTTCTGGCAAATCATCAAAGTCTGAGTATAGGGTGTGGCAGTCTGACAAGACTGTTTGGATATCCTCGTTGAAGGCCGCAATGCATCTGTCGGTATGGACAGGTGTTCCGACCTCTTGGCCATATTCGGGGTCTTGTTCTCTAACAAGATGCCCAATGCCAAAGGTAGGCAGGCCAAGATGATCCAAATATATTTCATTGACGCTCCCCTCATCGTATTCGATTTCTTTTCTTAGTTCATTAATATTCATTACCACCCTGCCTTTTCCATGTAACAATTGTGATCGGGTTTTTCATCCATCTGATAAGCCCAATTAAGTTCTTGAATTAATCTGTTGTACCAGTTTTTATCATGTTGGTCATGTGCCTTATTCATGTCATCCATCAACTGACCAATACGAGTTTTTATGTAATCTGCTCTTGTAGTTTTATTTTTTCTACGCATTGTCATTACTTCCCTTTGGTGGTGGTGTAAGTTTATGTTCTGTTACAGGAACTCTAGTTTCTTCCCAATCTACATCTA